AAAAAGCGTGCCAAAAGGGGGGAAAAGTGGAAATAATTTATAAAATCGTAGCTTTTCAGGGTGGGGTCAAAATCCAAGAACCGTGTCTAACTACGGGGGAACTTGAAAAAAAGGCGGAATATTTTGTAAAATGTGGTTTTTGCTCTGAGAATATTGAAATCCAGAAGTTAATAAATGGGGCTTATACGGGCATGGGCTCCTGGGAGGACTATCAGACCTCAAAAATAACCGTAGGGCAAGTTATGGGGGAGTTTCAGGACGCTATGAACCACTTTATTGACTGCGGTAACTTCGGGGAAGGAAATGGGGGAACTGCAAAACAGTTACTAAAATTTGACGAAAACGTAATACTTTTGGATTTTGAATCCGGGGAAAAGTTCAGAATTATTTTTGAAACCCTTTAATCCAAAAAGCGTGCCAAAGGGGGGGGAAACCCCCCTTTTTTATTTTAATAATAAGCGTGCCAAAGGGGTTAAAAAATGAAATCTTTTTTTATTATTTGTCTGATTATTATGTCCTTTACTTACGGTTATATGGCCTATTTAAATGATCTTCAGGACTTCAACGAGGTGTTCTCTTCGTTTTTTTTAAAGCTTTTCTTTTGGATATAAATAGCAGTTCTATGGGGTATATATAAAACGTATTAGTTGGCCCTGCCATCCACCGGCGCTATTTTTCACCGTTTTCTCAGGAAACCCCCCCGACCCCCGTAAACTGAAATTAGCCCCCTTCCCGCCTGCCTAACCCCACTGGACCGAAGACCTTCGGCAACTTCCCAGTAAAAGTCGTCTCATCCGAGTCAGACACTTTCGTCTCGATGGGGCGGGACAGTTCTGCTGCTTTTATAGTCGCAGACCTGCGACCACCGTCCGGCGCCCATAATGCCCTGATCTTGGGGGGGTTGGGTAGAACTGATGGGATGGTATGGGCTGAGAGTTGAAAACAGGTCTAAGGCACACGGGCGGAAGGTCTGCGCCGGCTGACGGCTGCCTGCCAGCCCAAAAAAGCCCGAGAATTTTTTCTGAAAACAAGCCCTCCCCTCGAAAATAATTTGTCAATATTTCACCGATCAGCTGGCGAACGCCTTCGTTCAGATAACTTACCTAAAACCTCAAATATCAAGCGTCAGCCGACCACTACCTAATTCCGCAGATCATTATCAATTAACCTTACCACCAGAAAACAATATCGAATCCCACTACACGAAAAATATTTTTCATTTTTTTTTCTGAAAAGGTATGGACTTTCAGATAGGACTATGATATACTATAACTATATTACATTAATAGAGTTGTGCCCTATTAACAACAGATAAGAGGATAAGAAGATGTGATGTCTGAAAAAAATAAAATGAATGACGTTTTAGAAAAGATCCATGACGGCTCTAAGATGACCCAAGAAAAGTGGGATCTAATTAAAGAAGCCGGTCAGTCCTTTTTTGATGATTTCCCCTTCCTAGATGATCCAAAATTCATTGCCCTGCCCGTATACCATCAAAAATACATCCTGGCATATACTCTGAGAGACTTGTTCGGCTTTCGTGAGGCTGATGCCTATAGGTTTGCCAGTGGGAATATGATCAGTGACAATACAAATTGTGCGTCGAGTGCGGGAAGGTTAAAGAAGCTTCCTTCTGTGAGATATTTTCTTGACAAGATAGACTGGGCGAGAATAGAAGGGATGGGCTTCAGCGCGAGGAAGATCATAGAGGCAGAGACGGAGATAAGCTATTCAGATATAACTGAATACATGGAAGAGAATGGGGAATTTACAGGGAATCTGAAAGATCTGCCGCAGTACATTCGACGAGCAATAAAAAGTTTGGAGATATCAGAGACCACAGACAAAGCAGGAGATGTGACCAGGACATATAAAATAAGTCTCTGGGACAAAGGCCAAAGTCTGCATCGGATGGAAAAGATTAAAGGCATGCATCTGGACAAACTGGAATCGACCAACTCCACTACGGCAATTACAGGGAATATGTCACCCACTGATGCTGCAAAAGCTTACTCTGATATGATGAAAGGGAACAAAGAGTAATGATGCAATGGCCTCCGGACTACACTAGTCTATTTGCTGAACGGCAGAGAAGATTTCTTATGATGAGAGATGATGCTGTCCTGCAAGCCGGTTCCAGAGAATTTTATAAATACAAGCCAGCTTCCTTTATAAAAGACTGGTGTATAACATATGATCCCCGCAACATATCCAGGAACTTACCCACCATAATGCCCTTTCAGATGTTCCCCCGCCAGGAAGATCTAGTGCATTTTTTACTCGACTGCATGATGGACCTCGAATCGGGCCTCATTGAGAAATGTAGAGATATGGGAGCCACCTGGGTATGTTGTGCCTTTTCGGTTTGGTTATGGATCTTCCATCCTGGCTCAGCTACAGGTTGGGGTTCCCGGAAGGAACAACTTGTAGACAAGATTGGCGATCCAGATAGCATTTTTGAAAAGATTCGAATGATTTTGCAATATCTTCCCTTTTGGTTTCTTCCTGAAGGGTTTAAAATGGACAGACACTGTTCCTATATGAAAATATTGAATCCAGAAGGTTCAGCAACGATTACTGGAGAGGCTGGGGACAACATAGGTCGAGGTGGTCGGAAGAGTATGTATTTTAAGGATGAGAGTGCGCACTATGAACATCCTGACAAGATCGAAGCAGCCTTAGGGGACAACACAGATGTCCAAATAGATATCTCTAGTGTAAACGGAAATGGTAACATCTTTCACCGAAGACGATTGGCAGGTGAGATTTATGATCCAGAGGAGAAACCAGCCAGGGGTGTTACAAGGATCTTTGTAATGGACTGGAGGGATCATCCAGCCAAAGACGAAGCCTGGTATGATGCTAGAAAGAGGAAAGCTGAAGAGGAAGGTCTTCTTCATATCTTTAATCAGGAAGTTGATCGTGACTACTCTTCCGCAGTGGAAGGAATCCTTATCCCAGGTCCATGGGTTAAAGCTGCAATCGACGCTCACAAGAAGCTTGGATTCGAAGCCGAAGGAATGCATAGAGCAGGTCTGGATCCGTATGATGAAGGAATGGATAGACATGCGTTCGTTTCCATCAAGGGTTCAGTTTTCACATATGCAGAGCAATGGTCCGAAGGTGACACCGGACAGTGTGCAAATAAAGGTGTAGAAATATGCAAAGACTTGCAAGTGAGACGTCTGCAATATGATGCTCCTGGGGTTGGCGCTGGTGTTAAGGCCGAGACCAACAGAATGGTTCGAAAGAATGAGATGCCAAAAAACTTGACTGTCGTTGCATGGTGGCCTGGGGGGAAAGTTCTAAATCCTGCGGAAAGGGTTGCTGAGATGGAAGATGCTGCTTTGATGACAAAAAGGCCCATAGATGAGGATGAAGATATCCAGAGTCCAAAGAACAGGGACTTTTTCAAAAATATTAAAGCTCAAGGTGGATGGAACCTACGAAGAAGGTTCGAACGGACTTATAAAGCAATTACTCAGGGAGCTAAGTATGATCCTGCCTATTTGATTTCAATCCCACATGATCTACCCTGTAGAGTTGCTTTTGAGAATGAACTTAGTCAACCAACTTATAAAAAAGACCCCTCCGGAAAGATTATTATCAATAAAAAACCTGATGGAACTAAGTCCCCAAATTTTTTTGATGCAGCAGTTATGGCATCTTGGGAAGTTACAACATTTGATCCCAGTGAACGTATTGTTATGGGAGGTCCTGATGGATCCAAGGAAAAAAGGGTGGCCTAATGTTTAGTTCAATAAAAAAAGCAATAAGAAAATTTACAGGACCCCCTTCTATAATGGGTGAGGTTGGTGTAGCTGGGGTTAAAGTTTCTCACGGCTATGTCCTGGATGAATTTCTTCAACAACTCCTATTAGAACGTGGTAGAAAGATATATCGAGAAATGAGGGACAATGACGCCACCTGTTCCGCCATGCTCTTTGCCATCGACATGATCTTAAGGGGCGTAGTTTGGGACGTGGAGGAGAACAAAAATACCAAGGGAACGCCAGCATCCGAAGAAGCAGCGGAATTTTTGAAGGGTTGCTTGTTTGAAGACATGTCTCATTCATGGGATGATTTTATAGCAGAAGTTTTATCAATGTTAGTTTACGGTTGGGAATACACTGAAATTGTTTATAAAGTTCGGAAAGGGACTGACCATCCTGACATTCGACACCAGTCTCAATTCAATGATGGAAAAATCGGCATTCGTAAACTAGGTAACCGAGCTCAGGAAACCTTAGAACGCTGGGAAATTGATGAGACAGGTCACGTTTCAGGTATGTACCAACAACCCCCGCTAGGCGGAACGACACGCTTTATTCCGATCGAAAAAGCACTCCATTTTATCCCTCATCCGCAAAAGGGATCACCTGAAGGTCGTTCCGTACTACGCGGAGCTTATCGTTCCTGGTACTTTCTCAAGAATATCCAAGAAGTGGAATCAATAGCCATTGAACGTGAATTAAATGGTCTACCTGTTGTTAAGATCCCTAATGCTATTTTAAATGGAACTTCCGCAGAAGCAAAAACTGCTAAAGCAGAATATATTAAATTAGTAAGAGACATTAAATTCAATGATCAGGGTGGGGTAGTACTCCCATCTGATACATATTGGGATGCAGACGGTAAACCTACTTCTGTTGAACAAGTTTCCTTAGAGCTGCTAGCTTCTAAGGGAACAAGAACAATAAATACCAGTGAGGTTGTTTTAAGGTACCAGAGGGAGATTGCCAGGACAGTTATGGCAGACTTCCTAATGCTTGGTTCGAATGATCGGGGATCTTTTGCAATGTCAAAGGATAAGTCGAGCCTATTTATTAAATCAACTGAAGGTTGGTTAGAAACAATCGCTGGTACAGTCAATAAAGATCTTGTTACAAAGTTATGGAAATTGAACAATTTTGATCCTGCTGTTATGCCCAGAGTCAAACCTGGCAGTGTTGCTCCTATTGATCTAGATGAACTTGGCAAATATATTTCAGACCTCTCCCGTGCGGGTGCTCCATTATTCCCAGATGATGGACTTGAATCAGTATTGAGAACATCCGCTGGACTTCCTGCAAAAGGACCAGATGCAACATCTGCAGCGGACGATGGGGATCTTTCCGATATGGATACTGATGAATAAATCCCTTGAAAACATAGCAGCAAGATTTGAACCAAAGATAAAGGATTCTTTGCTGCGTGCATTTGACGTTATGAAATCAAAGTATACTCTTGTTGAGATCGAGACAGCACTGACTACGCATGGAATTGGAGTTGTCTTACAGATGATTGAGACAATGCCAATTGAAGCTATTCTTCAGAAGGAAGTTATAAGTGATATAAATGATGCAATTATATCAAGTGGACGACAGGCAGTTGGAGTTGTCCCTGCATTGAGCATTACAGATAAAACGATCTTTTTTTATAATATACTTAATCCTGTAACAGCTGAGTTTATCCGAGGATACAATCTTAATTTAATTCATAAGATTGGTGTTAACACTCGAAACGCTATAAAAGAAGCAATTCAGAATGATTATCTATCCGGAAATAATCCAAGATCAACAGCCAGGGTATTTAGAAATACTATTGGTTTGACTCCAAGACAGGAACTTGCAGTTAGAAATTATGAAAAGGGTCTTACAGCACTTGACAGTACAACCCTGAATAGAGGATTAAGAGATAAAAAATTCGATGCAGCGATTCGTCAAGCAATATCAAATAAGAGCTCCCTTTCTAAAACACAGATCAAAGAAATGGTGGATAGTTATCGGAGTAGATCTATAACTTTTAGAGCTGAGACCATTGCAAGGACCGAAGCACTCAGGGCAGTATCCATTGGAGAATATACATCTGTAATACAAGCAGTTAATAATGGAACTGTTGATTCAGAATTAGTTAGAAGGTTCTGGGTATATAAAGATGATAAGCGTACAAGGAATGAACATAGAGCAATCCCATCTTTAAATCCAAACGGTGTTTTAGTTGACCAACCATTTCAAACTCCTCTTGGACCAATATTGTTTCCACGAGATCCAGCAGGAACAGCGGCAAATACAATTCAGTGTAGATGCACTGTAGTTTATAGACTTTTAGAAAAGGAGATCGAATAGTGAGAAATCTAAGACATGATCTTAAAAAAGAAAAGATCAACGTTGATGACGGGGACAAAGTCAAAATTGGTAGTGCCCTAAATCATCTTGAGATATCTAAAGAAGATGGTTCTACTCGGTTGAAGGGGGATGCTTCTGTTTGGAAAGATATGATTATGGACCTTTTTGGTAGTAAATTATCTTCTGCCGAAGGTAAGGTTGATTATGATTATACTGACAATATGATTGTATTTGCTTCTGGTGGGGCTATAGCGACAGAGGCGGATAGGGTTGGGGGAAACCAGGAGGTTAGTCATGAGATGGTTGTTGGGGATGCAATTGTTCTTAGTCCACATCTTCATTGGTTTCAAAACTTTACAAATGAAACTTCTGTAGTAAATGAGAATTTTACTGTTCCAGCAGTAGGGATATCGGGGGAGCTTGATTATCTCCCAGTTGATGGAACAGTTGTTGTTCAAGATTCAGGGGACACTATTACATATACTGAAGATACAGATTATTCAATTGATTATGTAAATGGTACTCTGACCAATCTAACTCTTACTGCCGGTGGGACAATTCATGTAGATTACGATTATTCAACCACTGATGCAGGAACAACTCCAAAATTTGTTATGACCCTAAGATACCGTGTGCAACGCAATGGGTATGAGAAGGTAGTTGCTTGGACAACTATTACTGCTAAAACTGGTGATGTAGTAGGTTCTGGGGATAAGTTTGATTTTACCAGCGAATATACTGGTACTTTTGTTCAAATAACTGAATTTGCTGATATTGAGATTGATTGTGGTATTAGTGACACTCTTCAGATTCAGATGGCCAGAACCGATGCAGTGGTTGGTGATATGAATGTTTTCTTTTTTGATCTTCATGGGAAGGTCGATGGTTTTGGAAGCGAAACCGAATATGAAAAAGCATAAGGAGGAGTCTATGAAGACTAAGAAGGGGGTATTCAAAGCAGAAGTTACAGTCACAGAAGTCGATCAGTCTTTGGGTATCGTTTTTGGTTGGGGCATGGTGACTGACATAAACAACGAGCCCTATTACGATCTCGACAATCAGCATATTCCAAGTGACTTGATGGTTAAGTCAACATCTGTTTTCATGGAGACTTCCAGAATTAGTAATGACTCACACACCCCAATTGATATAGGAATAGTTGTTCATAGTTTTCCACTTTCAAGTGAGATTGCTAAATCAATGGGGATTACTTCAAATATTAGTGGGTGGATGGTCGGTGTGAAACCCGATGTAGACACCCTTGCAAAATTTGTCTCAGGAGAGTACAAAGGTTTCTCTATTGAGGGCTCTGGCTCACTTGAAGATGATGAGGAGGAAGCCTCATGAGAACTGATGGAAAGACTAACCCACAAACTGCTACAGAATTAGAGATTACCAAGTTGTCAACTGTAAAAAATCCAGCCCATGCTCCTGCTTTAGCAGCTATTATTAAATCTGCTGCTGTAAGTGATAAGGAGGGGAATGTTATTAAACAAACATTCATGGAAGCATTATCTGAGATCAATTTGGAGGAACAAACGGAACAGTTGATGGAGGGTGTCTGGGACACCATGTGGGCTCTGAGAAAATCAATCAGAGGAACCATGGAAGATGCTAATATAACCAATAAAAAAGAAGTCATTAACAATAACATTGCGGATTTTTCCACTGCACTTGGAAGTATTATATCTGCAACAAATGTAATTAAATCAGGAGGACAGGACATGAAAAAGGAAGAAATTGATGCAATGCTGAAAGAGGCAATTGACCCGTTGAACACAAAACTGGCCATCGCTGAGAGCGTTGCAAAAATGAATGATGTTACCAAGACCTATTACAACTCCTTGGATGAAACTGGAAGAACTGCTTTCTTGAAAAGCACCCCGGAAGAACAGGCCACCACCCTGGCAGCGGACGAAACACTTAAAAAATCCAATGAGATTGCTTCAGAGAGCGTCGTTCTGCATGGTCAGACGATTGTTAAGTCTGAAGTTGGTGCCGGTGTGTTTGCCATTCTTAAAGCCCAACAGGTTGAAATTGACACTTCCAAAAATGAAGCAAAGGTGGAAAAAGAAGCCCGCCAAGTTGGTGAATTTACCAAGATGGCTGAAGGGCTTTACCCAAATCTTCCCGGTGATATAGTGGTAAAAGGACAGGTCATGAAGGCCATTTCTGAAATGGCTGATAAGACTGTTCAGGATGCTCTTACAACAATGCTCAAGTCTGGTAATGAGGGTCTTGAGATTTCCAAAGCATTTACTGAACTGGGGCATAATTACTCTCCGGGGGAATCTTCTCCTCTTATTGACTTGAATAAAATGGCAGAGGACAAAGCCAAAGTGGAAGAGGTAACTTTTGCAAGGGCTTATGATATGGTTCTTGATACTCCAGAGGGTGCCCGGCTGTATGAACAAACCCTGAACAAAGGTTTATGATATGATTCTTGGTACTCCAGAGGGTGTCCGGTTGTATGAACAAACTCTGAACAAACCCTGAAAAAATAGTTAACGGGATTTCGATTCCCCTTTTTATAATTTTTTGACATAAGGAGAGAACAAATGTCATATGAAGAAAACATGCAATGTATTACAAAGGGAGCAGGTTCCGATTTATCCGCAGCACAGTATTTGTTTGTAGATATTTCTGCTGATGGGTATGTCGACGTGGTAGCAACGAAAGGGGCCAAAGCATTAGGCGTCCTTCAGGACAAACCTGCAGCCGCAGGGCGTGCAGGATGCATTGCCATCGGCGGTGTTACAAAAGTTAAGGCTGGAGCCGTAATCACACAGGGAGCAGAAGTAATCTCAGATGATGATGGTGCCGCTCTTGCTCAGGATGGTGTTTCCCAGTTTGTTATGGGATCTGCACTTGAAACGGCTGCTGCTGCTGGTGATATTATAGCTATCAGGATGAAAGCTTATCAGGTACCTGCAGCTTAGCCCTATTCAATAGGAACTAACAATCAAAAATTTTCATAAGGAGAAAATTTAAAATGAAACAGCAATTCTTGAAATATGCTCCGACTGCCGGAGATGTTCATGTTAACACTCCACTAACGAATATTTCCATCGCATATCTGCAGAATATGACGAACTTCGTTTCGCAAAGGGTGTTCCCTGTAATTCCCGTCACCAAACAGTCTGATCGTTATTACACATACGATCGTGGTGAGTTCAACCGGGATGAGATGAAGAAGCGTGCCCCTGGAACAGAATCCGCAGGTGGCAGCTACACTCTCGATAACACCCCGACCTATTATGCAGATGTCTATGCATTTCACAAAGACATCCCGGATCAGATCAGGGCGAATTCCGATTCGGTTCTTGCGCCGGACAGGGAGGCCACTGAGTATGTTACTCACAAGGCCATGATCAAACGTGAAATGTTGTGGGCAACTAAATATTTCGCAACCAGTATCTGGACCACAGACAACGCAACCTCCAACTGGGGACCAACCGGAACAGCGACCGACCCCATTTATGACATTCGGGTTGGTAAAACAACTGTTCTTAAATCAACAGGATTTGAACCCAATACTCTTGTTCTGGGGAAGGAAGTTTATGATGCTTTGGCAGACAACGCTGATGTTATTGAGCGTGTAAATGCCGGCCAGACAGCTCCTAACCCTGCAATGGGAACATTGTGGGCTATGATGGCACTGTTCGAAATTGAACGAATCTTTGTTATGAAGGCCATATATAACTCAGCCAATGAGGGTGCAGCAAACGTTCATGCTTTTATTGGTGGTGCAAACGCCCTTCTTTGTTATTCTGCTCCCTCTCCAGGAATCATGACACCATCCGGTGGATACACATTTAGCTGGACTGGATTTGTTGGTGCCGGAATGGAAGGCAACAGGATTAAACGTTTTCGTCAGGAACATTTGGAAAGCGATCGTGTTGAAATTCAAATGGCCTTTGACCAAAAACTCATTGCTGCTGATCTTGGGTATTTCTTTTCTACTCCAATCACATCAGCATAGTAATCATTTAGTGTAGTAATTACAAATCCATCACGGAGGAATATAATATGTCAGTTAGATCATCAATTAGCAGAAGAGAACCTGTTATAGCCCTTAAAAATTTCCGTTATAGAGGCAGAAATTATAAGGAAGGATCATTCTTGGATCGGAGACGAACAAGAATGCCAAACTCTCGACTTAGAAAATTTCTTCGTGATGGACTTTGTGTCCTTGCTAAAGATGTTGATAAGAA